AATTAATCGAGGTAAGGTTTAGTAATAGTCAACAACAGTTGACGCAACACATCACATTGATCGATAAGAGCCTCAGCGCGCTCACGAATCATATCCGGATCATTAAGACCGGAATTGAAAGCGCGCAAAAAATGCTGAGCACCGAGATGCAACCGCTCATAATTTTCATTAATAATAACTTGCTTCTTTACAGCAAGCGAGGACAATTCTTTAAGTCCTTCAGGGACACCATTTTCATTTTCATTTTTCATTGTAGTAGGATTTTTTGTTTAGATTTTTTTGTTTACGAAGCAGATCAAGATAAAGATCAGCTTGTTTTCGGTGGGCCTCTTGCCATTTTTCAGGAGATTTAAAGTAAAGAATATCAACCTGCCGATCTACTGCGGCCTGGTAATTATACACAATTAAATGACACTTCCGCAAAGCGGGACACAAAAAAATTTTATCCCTCCAATAACGGGGAAGAGCTTTGCGATATTTCCCGTCGGGAAAAAACCAAAATTGATTAGCTAAATGATACTTAATTTTTGCCGGCGTAACATAGCCAGCACCAACAGCTGGCCGCCTACTCATAAGGAAAAAAGGAGGCGGCCGGTCGTCACGTTTATCCCAATCCAATTTGGCCAAAAAACCGTAACGGACAACATAACTAATACGCCCAGGCGTAAGTGGTTTTAGATCAATAAAACCACGACCAAGCGAATCACCAGCAGCCCAAATAGAATGAATAGTTTCAACCGGAAATGAAGCCTTTGAAAAGGTTACCACATGATAATGAGGACGCCCAAAAGTATCACCGTAGTCGCCAAGAGCAAAGTATTTAAATCGATAACCAGCCTTTCGAAGCCGCTTGAAAAATTTCTGGAGCTGATGCTTAAACGGATTAAAAGAATCAGAATAATTATCCAGAAAGAAATTAGTAGGATCATCGGCAAAAGTTAAAGTGAGAAAATAACAGTCATCACTTTTACGGGCTTCAAATTGAAGCCTTGCAGTATAGTCAGCAATTTTACGGCGCAAACAGTTGCCGCACTTGCCACAAGGAACATACATTTCGCGAAGCTTAAGATAGATGGGATATGGGCACATAAAACTTAATTAAAATTAATTAAAAAAGTTCCTGGGAATTACCGTCGTTCGCTCATTAGATGCGATCAGTCCCGCGTTTAACGAGGTGCGGCTTCTCACTCACGGTCAGCGCCGTGCCATTGACTTCTCTGCCTAAATTCACACTACGTACCCAGGAACAATTAAAAATTAAGTGAAATAGGTACCACCGCGACCGGCCTTAGTACCACCGCGAGAACGCATCATGGCATGAGAAACACCACGCTTGTAACCACGACTAAACGAACGCTTATGACTACGCATATCCAACACCCCCTTTCGAGTCGGCCGAAACGGACGACGATTTTTGAGAAAATTCTGCAGTAACCGGCTTGCCTGTCACGGGGGATGCGGGCGAAACGCCCTTACCCGGAGCCGACTGCAGCGAATTTTCACGGCCTTGCAACTGTTCCCAGGAATAGTGAACGATTGACGGGAACAACTCGAGCTGAACACAAGGACGAAACAATTTTTTTTCATGGCTTCAAAGCTCTAAAGCCAGAAAAAAAATAGTCCAAGTACTTACGAACTTTGGGATCAATAGCCTCGGCAGATTGAAGATTAAGAGCACCCATGTTAGCTTGTTGACCTTTCAACTTAAGGTCAGCTTCCTGCAGCATCTGATGACGACGAGCAGTCCCAGCATTCAAAGTCGCATTACGCAAAGACTGACGAAGCAACCCAGATTGATACTGTGCGTTGCGGTCTATATAAGGAACTTCAGCTTCACGCTTAAGCGCATTAAACCTACGAATATTATCAGCCTCGAGGGAACGATAATGCGTAAGTTCCGCACGCATCTTAGATTCTTCGACACCCTGACGAGCTTGCTTCGCAGCAACGGCGGCGGAATAAATCTTAACGGGATCAACTTCCGGCGTCATAAACTGAACCGGCGCAGACTGCAAACCGGCAGAACCTTGCGAATAAATCAAATTAGGATTCAAACCGGCGGCTGTATACCTGGCCATCTGTTGCGCAGGCGCATTATATGCGTTCTGCGCATTAACCGCAGCAATATTATATTGATTCTGTACGCCTGATTGTATCAGGCCGCTAAGCAGCGAACCGCCTGCTAATAGTGCTTCTTCCATAGATATTACTTTTAAAAAGTGAAACAAAACATTTTGACTATCGTCAAATATTGACACCAATTAAAGCCATAGGGATGGCTTGTAAGTCCACTTACGTGGAAGAATGGTCGCGCGACGGGTTGCTTCGCGCTGCGGCAAATGTCGTCGTCGCAAGCTCCTTCTCGTCGCCTTCGCTTAAAACGCAACCCTGCGCGGCCATCCAGTGATTTTCTTCGAAAATCACAAATACCTGGTGTCAATTAGCATATATAAGTCAAGTTATAGTATATGCTAGGGGACAACTTTCGTTTTCCCCTCTTAACCACCCTTTTCAGGTTTAACCCATCCTTCGGCAGCCAGCCTCGCGTTAAAGACAGCGTCTTCCGCAGCCTTACGGTCTTCTTCATCTTTTTTGGTTTTAGCCTCTGCTTGAGCCTTCCTCATCGGTTTCAATTGGTTATCCAATTGATCGGCAAGATGAGAAGCGTCTGTAGGTTCGAGAGCCAGATCCTTTTCTAAATCACGATCATCTAAACGAGCAAATTCAGGATAAGCATAGCTTTTACCAATATTGAGATTAGTCAACAACCCTCTTTCGTGTCGCTGAATCAATTCAGCTACAGTATAGACTTCCGAATCAGGATCAGTAAGCGAAGGAAACTTTCCGCATTGTTCAGCAGTTTCATCGGCAACCCAACTAGCTTGGTTAACCCAGGCGAATCTAACACCTAAGTCTTCCAAAATTTCTTGTGGCTTTCTCATGAAACGGCATTTAACGTCGACGGTGTACCAAAATAAGGCATAGGACGCAGAACAGATATGTTCCAGTAGATATCAACAACAATGTGATCTACATCGGTAGTAACCGCAAAAATATCCTTACGAGGAACACATTGGCAGAAAGCCAAGTTCAAAGCAGGCACACTCGTTGAATTAAACTGACGACCCAAGTGCCAAAATCCTAGTGTGCTTTTAAACTGCCCGGAAACCTGATCATTAGCGTACTTATACTCGGCAAAGCGAGATTGATAACCAAAAACCACACCGCCATTACTGGCTTGAGCGGCGTTCGTCATATCGTAATACACATTCTGCTGAATAACAGTTTGCTCACCGAGATGAGCAAAATCAGGGACATAAAAATCAGTATTAACCTGACGCCAAAATTCCGGACCAATACCATTCTGATACGCTGACCTGGGAATAACCGACATGAGGGCCATTATGCAACCATGCTCTTTCGCAGCATAAACACCGGAACCACCCGAACCTATAGACATAGCTGCCCCAGCTAATGTACCTGGAGGAGTCTGCCCGGTACCCGTGCCTGTACTAGTAGTAAGGACTTCCGAAACAGTAACCGGTTCACGAAGTGTATAGATAAGTTCCGGCCGTTGAAGACGGGCATCATCAGAAGCAACGCCGAACACATTCCACAGGTATTCGATATACCTACCACCACCTCGTTGCATCCTTTCCTTATAAGTTTGCAAAGTAATAGAAGCACGGAGCGCATTTACAGTTAACGAGGTATTACTCGCGATAAGAGATCCATTCGGATCAAGATAAACCCCGGCGAGTGAAGTCTGATCCATCAGAGAACCGTCTGCAGCTTTACTACCGATAGCATGACTGACAGTATTCGCAGCACCGCCAGAAACCCGAACAATGGGTATATTGGTATTACCAGACGGAGACGTAATGGTGGACGAAATAGGAATAACAACTTGTGTACCACGTTGTGTCGACGGTTGGCAACTAGTAAAATAGTCACGTTCCCATTGACGAGAACGCAAAGAAAAAATAAACGGATAATCTCCCGCATTCTGCGGGCCGTCAGCACCAAAAGTAGTACCAATAACAGTAGTTTCTACGTTCTGATTACGATACCATGTGTCATAAATAAGTGTGTAAACACGCGGATGGAGAATACTAAAAGTATTCCCGTTGTAAGCTGCGTTATACGTTCCGCTTTGGGGATAAGTCGGAAACCCGAGGTAATCCAACAACGAACCATCTTGAAGAATAGTAGTGTTAGTTACGTTGCATTGTGTTGTGTTAAACGTAGGAAACACCGGAGCAGCTGTACCACTTTCACCGCCGGATACAAAATCCGGAAAATTTGGCCAGACCAAACGATACGCGCAAAAAAACACCTCGAGTTTTACATTTACCTTATGCATAATCGGAGCAAGCAAAGCGAGAAACCGCAAAAAGACTGTTGGCGAACACCGCCAAACATCACCAGGCAACACTTCTTTGTTCAACACAGGAATTAACGTACCCATGTTCATGGTTAGCTTACGATCATGAGAGAGATCGAATTTAGCCCGCGGAACTCGCGGAGCTTGATTAGTTTCAAACAGTCCCAT